GCGAACGCCGTTCGCGGTGAGGTCGATATCACGCTCACCGGTAAACAATTCGTTATGCGCCCGACGGCGACGGCGATCCTTGGTTTCGAGGCCGAGCTTGGTCTCGGGACTGTCGCATTGGCTCAGCGGGTTGCGGCGGCAAATTTGGGTTTGCTCGAGCTCTCTGTGATTGTCGCTCATTGCTTGCGGGCTTCGGGTGAGCCTGCCCCTCTCGACAGGGTCTCCGAAATGGTTCTCGACACTGGCATGGTTTCGGTCATGACAGAGGTCGGGCCGATGCTTGCGGATGTTCTTCGTGGCGGCGCGGAGGAAGATGCCCAAGGAAAAAAGAAAGGCGCTCCGGCGGCTCTGGCGAAAGCCTGATCCCCTGGCGCGAGCTTATGGGCAATGCGGCGGCTGCTCTTGGGTGGCCGCCGGATCGCTTTTGGTCCTCGACGTTGCAAGAGTATACCGCTGCGATTGAGGCCTATAACCGGGCTAATTCTCCGGCGCCCGATGCACCGCGCAAGGAGGAGTTTGCCGACTGGAAAGAAGAGGTTGAGGCGGGGGGCCGGGTTTAGGGCTCGGTGGTGAGTGGCGGCTCGCCGCTCGGGCAATCGGTCTCTCCCTTAACGATCCACCGATATCCACAGTGCTTGCAGACCTTGGCGGCCTGTAGGACAGCCTCGGCGCAGTCTGGGCAGCTTTTGAGGTCGCCGCGTTTGATCCCGATTTTTGTTTTTTTCTGCTCCTCGTCGACCTGCCGTTTTTCGGTCTTGGGCTGCACGATCAGGATCAAGACGAGGAACGGAAAGAGAAAGCATAAGAGGCCCCAGAGCGCCCCGCTCCGGCCTTTGGCGATTGCGATTTCGACGCCGAGAAAAAAGCCCAAAACCATAAAGATCAAATACCAAATCATGCGCAACCCTATCCGGGCAATCCTTCTCGCGCAACCCCTTAAAGGAGTAGTCAGTTATGGCGCAGACCCTCGACGAGCTCCTGGTCGTTATCGATGCCAGCACCGAGCAGCTTCGGCGCGAGCTGAAAAAGGGCGAGCGTTCGCTCGACCGTTCGACCCGCAAAATGGAGGGGTCTCTCAAGCGGGTTGATCGTCACCTTGCATTGTTTGGCGCTGCCTTTGCGGCTGCCATTGGTGTCGCTGCTGTCTCGACGGTGAAAGTGGCTTCCGATGCTGAGGAAATGCGCGCCAAGTTCGAGACGGTGTTTGGTGCAAGCGCCCGCGCCGCTGAGGCTTGGGCTGATCAGCACGCCGGCGCCGTCGGTCGATCTAAGAACGCGCTCATGGGTTATATGGCAACCTTGCAGGACACTTTTGTCCCGCTCGGTTACTCGCGCGAGGAGGCAGCAAAATTCTCACAAACGCTGACAGAGCTCGCGGTTGATCTTGCCAGCTTTAACAATGAGGCCGAGGCCGACACGGTCCAGGCGTTGCAATCTGCTCTGGTTGGTAATCATGAGACGGTCCAGCGCTACGGGATCATTATTAAGGAGGCCACCCTCAAGCAAGAGCTCATGAATATGGGGTTAGCCGATGGGGGGAAGAACGCGACCGAGCAGCAAAAAGCTCTTGCCCGCCTCAACCTGATTTTAAAGGGTTCGGTTGACGCGCAAGGTGACGCTGCGAACACGGCGGACGCCTTCGCTAATAAAATGAAGGCGCTTAAGGGTGCTGTTCATGACCTGCAAGTCGAGTTGGGGCGCGGTTTGTTGCCTCCCTTGGCGGAGCTGGCGGACTATCTTGCGCGCTCAGCTAAGGGCTGGAATATCTTTCTTGATCAGTTTAGAGACCCCGCCGATCGCGGTCTTGAGGGAACGGCTATCGCCATCAAGGCCGCCGCCGAGGCTTACAAGGAGGCGGCGGAGGAGCTTGATATCGCCAAAGCTGCCCTCGGGCGAGTTGAGGACAAGGGCGGCGTGGGCTCTGCTGCTGCAAAGGGGCTTCAGGCTCGGGTCGCGATGCTGCAAAGCAGGGCTGCCCAGGCTGCGGCCGATGCGGCTGAGGCTCAGCGCCGGCACGATCAGCTCACGCGCAAGCCGGGTGCTAACGGTAACGCTGGCGATCCTCCCAAGCTCACGATCACCCCGTCCGAAAATTTCAAAAAGCTCCAGGCCGAGGTTAAGGACGCTCGATTTGAGGTTTCGTTGCTCAATGGTGAGTTTGGTGGTCTCAACGAGCAGACTGTCCGCGTTGCCAACGATCTCGACTTGATGGGCGTGAGCCTCCTGCGCTTTCAGGACGGCTCGGTCCGGGCTGTCGGTGAGCTCGCCAATTTAAATGACGAGCTCAACAAGATTGCCGAGTTCGAGCGTATCGAAGAAATGAAAGACGAGTGGAAGGATTTCGGCCAGACGGTTGCCGATAGTGTTGCCGATATGGTCGTGAACTTCGACGGCTCGACTGCCGATATGCTCAATTCTTGGAAAAAGATGATCCTCGGCATGATGGCGCAAAAGTTTATCGCGGCGCCTTTGGGTAAGGCCTTTGATGGCATGGTCGATAGCTTTTTCGCTGGCGGCTTTGCTAACGGCGGGACGATCCCTATGGGGCAGTTTGGCCTTGTTGGCGAGCGCGGTCCTGAGCTGGCGACGCCGAGCCCCGGCGGGGTGCGGATTACGCCGCTTTCTTCCGGTGCTGCCAGCGGCGGCAATGTGATCTCGATCTCTCCGACTGTCGTCGTCCAGGGCGGCCAGGTTGGTCAACAGGGTATGGATCCGCAGTCTCAGCGGGCGGTTTCTTCACAGATTGATCGCATGGTTCGCGACGCGGTCGATACGCGCCTTCGCCACCATATCAAACCCGGCGGCATGATGAATGGCGGCGGCGGCAGGAGTTACGGTTAATGGAAACCTTTACCCCTCCTCGCCCGCCACAAATCGGCTCGGGCGATAAAGTCACCTTTAAAGTAATCGAGGTGCCTTTCGGCGATGGTTACGGCCAGGCCGCCGGCGATGGTCTCAACTCGAAACGGACAGACTGGTCTCTGGTCTGGAATGGCCTGCTCCCTGCTGAGGTGACGGATATCAAGGCCTTTCTCGACGCGCGCGGCGGGCATGAGACTTTTCTTTGGACGCCGACCGGCGAGGCGGTTGCTCGCAAGTTCAAGTGCCGGGGTTATCAGCGCGGCGACGCGTCTGAGGAGTCCGATCAGTTCACCGCCACCTTTAAAGAGGTCTATGAGCTATGAACGACAAGATCTCAAGCGTCTCGCAGAAGCCCGAGGTTGGTGTTTATGTCGAGCTCTTTGAAATCTCTGGCGGCCCGCTTGGTGCATCGGTCCTGCGCTTCACCTCTTCGGCTCATGAGGGTAGCTCGATCGTTTTTGATGGCAAGGTCTACGCTCCCGCCCCGGTCGATGCCGATGGTTTTGAGCGCTCTGGCTCTGGCCCTCAGCCGACGCCGACGCTTAAGGTCGGCAATGCCAACAAGGTCGCTCAGGCGGCGGTTAATTCTTATCAGGATTTGCTCGGCGCCACGGTTCGCCGTATCCGGACGCTCCGCGAGCACCTGGACGACGGCGCGGATCCGGACACCGAGGCGATCTGGCCGATCGATGTTTTCCGCGTTGAGCGCAAGAGTGCGATTAACAAGGTTTTTATCGAATGGGAGCTTGCCTCTGCCATTGACCAGGAGGGCCGCAAGTTGCCTGCCCGCCAGGTTCTTAAAGATGCCTGCACTCATACTTACCGCCGTTGGGATAGCGATCTCTTGGCCTTTGATTACTCCGAGGCCTCCTGCCCCTATGCCGAGGCGAGCAGCTTTGATGCGACCGGCGCGATCTCGTCGTTGGCTGCCGACCAGTGCGGCAAGAAGCTCTCCGATTGTCGCTCGCGTTATGGCTATTCGGCCAACCTTCCGACCCGCGCTTTTCCTGGGGTCTCACAAGTGAGGTAACCCATGTTTCACGTCTCAACGATTGACGCCATCAAGGCGGCTGCTTTGGCTGCCTATCCCGAGGAAATGTGCGGCCTGGTCGTCAATGGCGGTTTTGTTCTCTGTGAGAACCGGGCGGCCGATCCGCGTGAGGCCTTCTCGATCGATCCGGCGCTTTTTGTTGAATATGGCGCGGCACTTGATGCGGTCGTTCATTCGCACCCCGACGCGCCTTGCTGCCCCTCGGCGGCTGATATGGCTCAGCAGGTCGTTTGCGCTGTCCCGTTTGGGGTTGTTTCCACGGATGGCTGCTCGACGACGGATCTCCTTTGGTGGGGTGGCGGCGTCCCTCTGGCGCCTCTTCTCGGTCGTGGCTTTGTCCATGGGGTGACCGACTGCTATGGCGCGATCGCCGATTGGTATTCATTAGAGCGCGGTGTCGCGTTGCCGGTGTTCCCGCGTGATTGGGCTTGGTGGCGTTCGGGCGGCGATCTGTATCGCGATGGTTTTGAGCGAGCGGGTTTTCAATTGATCTCGTTTTCTGAGGCTGCTCCTGGTGACGTGGTTCTCTTTCAGCTTCGCTCCGACGTTCCCAACCATGGCGCGGTGATCGATGAGGGTGGCCTCATGTATCACCACCCGGCTCTTGATGATCCGGTCGATCCTTTCCGCTTGGCGCGGCGCGAGCCGTTCGGCCGTTGGCGCAAGCACGCCACTCATTTTTTGAGGTTTTCCCCATGATCCGCGAGATCCATTTGCATGGCCACCTCGCCACGTTCGGCGGGCCGTATCGGCTCGACGTGCGCGACCCTCTCGAGGCGACCCGCGCCCTGGCCTCTCAGCTCCCCGGTTTTGCGAACGCCGTTCGCGAGGGGCTCTATCGAGTGGTTAAGGGTTCTGACCTCGATGGTCCGGCAATCGGCGAGGCCGAGCTCAGCGTGGGGCTTGGGCGATCGCGCGAGCTGCACCTGGTTCCTTTGCCCGCTGGTGCCAAGCGCGGCGGCGCTGCAAAGGCGGTTCTCGGTGTGGCGTTAATTGCGACGGGCTTTATGGGCGCTGCCTATCCAGTCGTTTCCGGCGCTGGCTCTTCTATGGGTTTCGCTTTTGGCGCTGAAGCGACAGCGGCTTTTGGCGGGATCACCTGGGGGCAGATTGCCATGGCCGGGGTCTCCATGACCCTTTCGGGCATTTCTTCAATGTTGGCCGCCCCTCCCAAGGTTGAGGGGTATACGGGTTTTGAGCAGGCGGATAGCCGCCCCTCATTCTTGTTTGACGGCCCTCTCAATACGACCTCGCAAGGCCAGCCTGTCCCCGTAGCTTATGGGATTGTCCGCGCTGGCTCGGTGGTTATCTCGGCGGGTCTTACTGCTGAGCAGATTTAAGGGGCTTCTCATGGGCCATATTTCTCAAATCAGCGGTCGCAAGGGCGGTGGCAAGGGCGGCGGCGGCGGCGGCGGTCGTGCGGCGCAAGAGGCGCCGAATACGCTGCGCTCGAAAGCGACCGCGCGCGTGATCGATTTGGTCAGTGAGGGCGAGATCGGCGGGCTGTTAAATGGTCTTCGCTCGGTGATCCTTGACGGCACGCCTGTCGAGAACGCGGATGGTTCTTTAAACTTTGCTGGAGTGACGCTCGAGGAACGGCCAGGCCTGCCCGATCAGGCGCCGGTTTCTGGCTTCACCGATGTTGAGCGCGAAGTGCCGGTCGGTGTTGAGGTTACGGCGGCGGCCCCGGTGGTTCGCACCATCACCTCGCCCAACCTTGATGCGCTGCGCATCAAGATGCGGCTCCCTGCTCTCACTCGGCAAAACACCGGCAACGGCGATCTCTCTGCCACGTCTGTTGAATTTAAGATCGAAGTGCGTCCGAGCGGCGGCACTTATGCCCAGACAAATCTTGAGTGGGGTTGGATGCCCTACACCGACCAGACCGCTCCTTTAACTAAGGGGCTTCGGGTCGTTGTTGAGGGCACGGTTTTTGGTGGCTCGGGTGCGAACGCCTCAACCGACCTGACGGTCGAGTACCGTAAAGATGGGGGCGCCTGGCAGGTTTGGGAAACGCGCTCAGCGACGGCCGGTATTCCTTGGGGCGTTGAGTGGAGATGGGAGGGTGACAACTATATTCCTTTCAACGTTTGGATCCGCTCGTCGGCCACGGCCTCAACGACCTTTGAAATAACCGATCTGCCCGAGGGTGTTTATGAGGTCCGAGCAACCGCCGGGACGATCAGGTCAACCGAGGCCTCGAGCCCGGTGCCAATTAAAATTGAAGGCAAGACAACCAGCCCTTATGAGCGCGCCTATCGTGTGCCTCTGCCGACTGGTGGTGCGCCTTGGGATATTCGGATCACTCGTCTTACCGAAGACGCTGAGCTGGTTTCTCTGCGCAACGAGACGCACTGGTCGAGCTACACCGAGTTGGTCGACGCCCGCCTGAGCTATCCCGACAGCGCCTATTTTGCCCTCTCGATCGATGCCGAGCAGTTTGGCGAGAAGATCCCGGTTCGGGGTTTTGAGATCAAGGGCATTAAGGTCCAGGTTCCGAGTAACTATGATCCTGAGACGCGGGTCTATACGGGTCTTTGGGATGGCACCTTTAAGCTCGCCTGGACGGACAATCCGGCTTGGGTTCTTTTCGATCTTTTGACCTCTGAGCGTTATGGCTTGGGCCGCGATGTTCTGCCCGAGGTGCCTGATAAATGGGGCCTTTACCAGATCGCCCAATATTGTGACGCCCTGGTCAGCAACGGTTATGGCGGGGAGGAGCCTCGCTTTACTTTCAACGCGCAGATCCGCACGGCTGAAGACGCCTATCAGGTGATCATGGCGATCGGCTCGGCCTTTCGTGGCATGGTCTATTGGGGCTCCGGCGCGGTGATGGCCGTGCAGGATGCGCCGCGCGATGCGGGCAATCTGGTCGCGCCTGCAAACGTGATCGACGGCGACTTCAATTATGAGGGGACCGGTCGCAAGGCGCGCCACTCGGCCGTTGTGGTTAAGTGGAACAACCCGGCTGACGCATACAAGATGGCTCTTGAGGTCGTCGAAGATCCGGCAATGATTGCTCGATATGGATATAACTCGACCGATGTGGTCGCGTTTGGTTGCACCTCGCGTGCGCAGGCGCACCGCTTTGGCCGCTGGATGCTTTATTCGGAAGAGGCTGAGACTGAGGTCGTGACCTATCGCGCCTCGTTTGATCATGCCGGCGTTGAGCCTGGCGAGATTATTCGGGTCGCTGATCCGCACCATGCCGGCGCTCGGTTTGGTGGTCGGGTGCGCTCGGCGACCACGTCGTTAATCCAGCTCGACGATACGATCGAGCTCGAGCCGAGTGAGAGCTATACCCTTTCTGTCGTGCTTCCCGACGGGTCGCTTGAGGATCGGGCCGTTACGACGGCGCCGGGTGAGACCGACGAGCTGGCTCTTTCGCCGGCTCTTTCGGTGGCGCCTCAAGTTGCCGCCATGTGGGCGCTGACCTCGACGAGCCTTTCGCCTCAGACCTTCCGAGTGATCTCCAATATGGAGATTGAGAAGGGGATTTTTGAGATCAAGGCTCTGCTTCATGCGCCTGATAAGTTTGATCGGGTTGAGCAAGATCTGGTTTTGGACCCGCCCGAGACTTCCTATTTGCCGACCGGCGTTCTGCCGGCCCCAAAAGATGGGTCGGTCTTTGAGTATTCGACCCGCGAAGGGCCGACGCCTCGCGCCTTGGCGGCGGTCTCTTGGTCGGCTCCAGGTGATGCTCGAGCGCGTTATTACCAGGTCGAAATGAGGCGTCCTTCCGCCAGCGGTTTTGAGCTGGTCGATACGATCCAAGCTTTAAGTTTGGACGCCTCGATCTCTGAGGCGGGCACCTACGGCTTTAGGGTTCGCGCCATAACGGCTTTGGGTGAGGTTGGTCCTTGGCACTCTTGGGAGGCTGATCTCTTTGGCCTTTACCGCACGCCGGTCGCGCCTGCCGAGTATCGTGTTTCTGTTCTCGATGGGCAGGCGCACCAGTCGTGGACTGTGACGACCGATGCGCTGATTTCTCATTACAAGATCAGGCATTCGCCGGACCCGGCTGAGACCGAATGGTCTTCCATGGTCGACCTGGTGCTCGACACGGGTTTGGTTCATGCGACCTCAGTGCCGGCCATGGGTGGGGTCTATGCAATCAAGCCGGTGACCTTTGCCGGCATTGAGAGTGACGATCCTGCCTTGATTGTCTCGCCGACCGTTGGGCTCGCTTCGCTCAATGTGGTCGAGACGATCGTCGAGGATCCGGCCTTTGCTGGCGCTAAAACCGACCTGGCCTTGACCGGCGCAGGCTTGGCTTTGACCTCCGGCGATGATCTGTTCGCCCGTTCTGACTTCTTTGGCGTCTCTGATTTCTTCCTCGGCGTGGGTGGCCTCAAGTCCTCTGGAATTTATGAGGTCAGTGAGGTTGTCGATTTGGGTGAGGTTTACACCAGTCGGGTCACTGCCTCGATGGGGGTTGGTGTGGTCAACATGGCCGCCGACTTCTTTGGTGTGCCCGATCTGTTCGACCAGGCCGATATCTTTGGAATTTCTTCGACCAATATTGGCGTCGAGCTCCAGCTCGCCACCACTGCCGACGATCCGGCCGGCTCGCCGGTCTGGTCTGCCTGGCAGCCTTTTGTTATTGGCGATTATGATTTTCGGGCGATCAAGTTCCGCGCGATCCTGACCTCCTCGGAGTTCGCGATCTCGCCGGTTCTTGAAGCGCTTACTCTGGCAATTGATATGCCCGATCGTCTGCTCAGCGGAGACGACCTGGTCGCCGATGCGGCTGGCGCGTCGATCGTCTTTTCGCCCTCGTTTAAGGCAGTGCCCGCCCTTGCGGTCACCGGCCAGGATATGGCGAGCGGCGATCGTTTCGAGATCATCAACAAAACCAGCGCCGGCTTTGATCTGCGCTTTTTTAACTCTGGCGGCTCGGGGGTCTCGCGGACCTTTGATTATGTCGCAAATGGATACGGGCGAGGAGCTTAACCCATGAGCCAAGTCACTCAAACTCAGGTCGCCACGGCCGGCCCAAAGGATCCCTCGGCTTTTACCGTCGAGCTCAATGCGATCTTGATGGCGATGCTTACCGGCCACAAGGGCGCCACTCGACCGGCGACGATCTATCCCGGCATGATGTGGATCGACGATAGTGCCGATCCGGTTTGGATCCTTCAGTTTTATGATGGAACCAACGACGTCGCTATCATCTCGATCAACTCGACCACCCACACCTTGGCGGCCCTCTCGCTTGCCAATGGCGGCACCGGGGCAAGCGATGCTCCTGGAGCCGTGACTAATCTCGGGCTGGCGACGGCGGCCAAGACCGACGAGGCGAATTCGTTCACTAAGCCGCAGCGGATCGACGCCACTGAGACGGTCGCCAGCCTGTCAGGGTCGAAGGCTCCCGACGTTGCGACTTATGGCAAGTTTGACTGGACGACCTCGGGCGATCTCACCAACCTCGCCAACCCGACACTGGTGGCCAGCGACGTTGGGCGCGAGTTCCGCATCAAGATCGATAACGCGGGCGCCCATGCCTTAAGCGCAGCCGGCACCTATTGGAAGCGGATCAACGGCACCGGCTTGCCGACCCTGCCGACCGGTGATTGTTATCTGTTTTGCGAGGTCGTGAGCACCTCGAAAATCGTCTACCACTTCGCGGAGAGCGAATGATATGCCCCTCCATGGTCCTCTTTTTGACCGGCCAGAGAATGCCCTGCGCCGTCATACTTATTTGAGCGAACGGCGTTCGCGCGCCGAGCGTCGTCAACTCGTCGGCCAGACCATGCTTAAGGGTGGCGGGATCCCGGTCGGCGCTTCTGGTTACTCTATTGACTTCGCCGCCTTGTTTGATGGCAGCACTGGTTTCCTGAGCCGAACGTTTGCCGCTGGGGACACTACATCTTGGACCGTTTCGATGTGGGCGTTTCGTGCCGATAGAAGCGCTTCGGGTAACGGTCTGTTTGCGGCTTCAACATCTACAAGCAGCGACGCCCTGCTTATCTCGACAGAGGGCGAAGGTGACGCCATTGATTGGTATGACGGCGGGAACCATAGGGATACGTCTCGGAAATTCAGGGGCTTTACCGGATGGACCCATCACGTCTTTACATGGGACAGCGCCAACGGAACCGCAACCGAACGCGCCTTGCACCAAGCCTCTGGAAAGACCGCCGTAAGCATTTGGTCGCCTTCTGCATCTCAAGCCAGCGAAATCAACTCAGCCGTAGAGCACGACATTGGCAGGGCGTTCAATACATCAAATTATTGGTGGAATGGACTCATTGCTGAATTTGTCTTTATTGGCGGGCAGTCTCTCGGCGGTGATAGCTTCGCTGAGTTTGATGTACTGAGAGGTATTTGGACCCCAATTGATCCGAGTGAATTAGATTTCAGCGGGGTAAATTCTTGCCACCTTAACTTTGCTGATAAAGATGATTTGGGCAAAGATGTATCCGGCAAAGGCAACCATTGGTCGGTCAACGGCGCTGTTTCTCAAATAGGAAGCCCTAGCTCTTTCACATGGAACCCGCTTTGGGAAAACGCCGCAACTCTGACCAACGGCAACCGCGAACATGGAGACGCTGCATCGTCTTACAAGGAAGGTGTAGGAACACTCAAAATCCCAAGCGTTGGCAAGTGGGCTTTCGGCGTCAAAAGTGGCACCGCTGGAAACGCCGGAACGGGGTATCGTGGTATCGGGATTGCTGACCCCCGCACCATGACACGCGGCACCAATTGGCATTCGACCTGCACTGACATTATCGCCTATCGCGACAACGGCTACACCAGCAACGACGGCACAAACACCGACCGTTCGGCCATCTGGGGCGGCTCGGACGAACTGCAAGAAGTCTTGGTGGACCGTGACGCCGGAACGGTTAAGTTTTACCAAGCCGGATCGCTGGTCGCCACGGAGACAATTGGCGCGGGAATGCCTGATAATTTGCTGCCGGTTTTCCAACAATATGGCACGTCTAAGCTCATGACGTTGACCACGGATTTCACGCCAAGCGAGGCCGGTTATCTGCCGCTCACCATGGCGAACATCACGGCGGACCAAGCCGACGCCCTAAGCGACCATTACGATCAGGGCATATATACCGGCACGGCGGCGACAAAAGCCATCACCGGGCTAAACTTCCAGCCCGATTTGGTGGAAATTCGCCGCACCGATAGCGGCGGCAACTTCGGCGTTAATGACGCCATTCGAGGTGTTCAAAAAGAGCTTAAGATTAACTCGAATGCGGCAGAGCTATCAAACCCAGGTGGTTTTCAATCCTTCGATAGCGGCGGCTTTACGGTCGGTTCGGACGGCGCTTGGAATGCCAGCGGCGGGACGTTCTATTGGAGAGCGCATTATCTACCAAATGATTACAGCGGCTCAACGACCGGCTCTGGTACGGCAAAGACCTACACGGCCAAATATGGCAAATGGCTTGGGCTTTACAAGTTCACCGGAAACGGTACATCGGGCCACCAAATCCCCGTCCATAGCCCGAACGGCAAGCGGCCTTTCTCTGTTGAAATTAAGCGCTTGGATGGTTCCGGCGAATGGACGGTGACGTATGAGGCGGCGGGGTCAGGTGCAAAGTGGGGATGGCTCAACAGCACGGCTGCTATCAACTCAACAGGTGGCAATCGGTTTGACGATACTGACCCGACGAGCGCCGTTGTTAATTTGGGAAATTCGGCAGACGTCAACGCCGATGGTGGCGAATATCTGATGATCCTCCGGTTTGAAGACGACGATGGCTATTGCCGCCAAATTCATGCTGATTGTAACGGTTCGGACGATGGGCCTTATATTACGCAAAACCACAACATCGTCGCCGCGCTCTGGAAGCAATTTACGATTTTAGATTACTGGTGTTGGTATGACGCTGCTCGGTCGCCTTCCAATGCGGTTGACAAGCTAATCTTACAACACGCCACAGATAGTGAGTATAGCGCCGCTGTTTATGCCCATTGGGATTTTTGCGCCACAGGCGGCAAGGTGCGCAAGTCCTCCTACAATTCCAGTGGTGCGCAAGCTCTTGGGTATTCCATTGGTGAACCCGGCGCGCCGGCTAGATAATAAGGAAAACCTCCATGCAAGACTTTCCATATTTCGTTCTCTCGGCTGACAAGAAATCGGCGCGGGGTGTTAAGGGTGGCGCGGGTGCCTTCGTTGAGGGTGATCTCGCGCTCACCCTTGCAGAGCCGCGCGGCACTTATGGCGACCTGCGTCGGCTTAAGCTCTCAACCCTCGCCGCGATAGGGGTCTATCCGAGCCAGGTGGTCGGCGATTATGACGGCAGCCTCCAGCGGGTTTCTGGCTATGAGCTTGAACTCACCGGCACCGGGCGGATCCGCGTCGTCGATGGGCACGTCCAGCTCGCCCGCCAGCTCGTCGATCTCGATCTGTCGGTCAAGCTCGCGTCTGCCCTCGCTGACGCAAAGCGGCGGATCGAGGCGCAGCGCTCGCAAGTCACCTTCTCCGATCTGGATTGGATCGACGGCGAGACGGTTCGGGTGGTCGAGACTTCGCGGCCTGAAACCTGGGAGGATCTCGGCGGCTTGGCGACGGCCTTGGGGGCGGGCATTGCGCCGCCCTTAATCACCTGGCGTTTTCGCGATAATGAAATGGTCGAGCTCAATGGCCCGACCTTCCTCTCTCTCGCGGCTGTCCCTCTGGCTCATAAGCAAAGCTGTTACACGGTCTCTTGGGTGCATAAAGCCGCCCTCGCCACGATCGTTGAGGATCCCGACCTCGCCGATCTCGACAAGATCGCCGCTCTCCAGGCCTACGATGAGGCGGCCGGCTGGCCGTCGATCGCGGCGCCTGAAGAGGCCGCCGAATAACCGGCTCTCGCTGCCGGACCATCACACTGAAAAAACTTATGGGGAGGGGCCGCCGTGTCGCCCGATCTTTTTATGTGGGTAATCGGAGGCGTTGGCGCCCTGATTGCCATTGCCGCCGGCTATGCCGAACGCGGCCGCCGCGCCTTGCACGACAAATTTGAGGGCCTGGCCGACCGCCACGACAAGCTCAAAACAAACCTCTCCGATTACAAGCTCGAGGCTAAAGATCGTTTCGCTTCGGTCGGTCATTTGCAGGAGGTTGAGGGTCGCCTCGAGGATCGTCTCACCAGTCTCGATCGCTCGATCCGTGAGTTGGCAACGTCCATCCAAAGTTTGCAGCTCACTATCGCTGCAAGCCAGGGCGTCGCCCTTAAGTCGGGGGCTTCTTGCAATGATGGTTAAGCTTGAGCGGATCTCCTCGGGGGCTGATAGCACGATCGGCGCTCTGTTTCTAGATGGGGTTTTTCTTTGCTTTACCTGCGAGGATCAGTTTCGTCCATTAGGCCAAAAGGTTGCTGGCGAGACACGGATCCCGGCAGGTCGTTACCCGCTCAAGCTTCGCCGGCGTGGCGGCTTTCACAAGCGCTATGCACGCAAGTTTGGCTCGATGCACCGGGGCATGATCGAGGTCTGCGACGTGCCAGGCTTCACCGATATTTTGATCCACGTCGGCAACACTGAAAAACACACTGCCGGCTGCATTCTTGTCGGTCGCGGCGCCTTGCGCCACCCGGCCGGCGGCGGCACGGTCCAGCACTCGGTCGATGCTTACCGTTACGCCTATCCACGCATCCTCGGCCCGCTCACCGCCGGCGAGGACGTCTTTCTCACCATTCTCGATCGAGATCTTAAATAGGGGGTTATCCCATGCAACGCAAACGCGCCCGGATCTTCGGGCTTCCGATCCTCCTGGCCTTCCTTATTGGCCTGGCAACACCACTCTTTCTCGCCGCCTGCGCACCTATCGCGGCCGTCGGCCCGGTCATTGGCTTTATCGCTGCCTACGGCCCGCCGGCCGTCACCATCGCCGACAAGGCGATCACGGCAATCAGTGAGGCCAAGGGTGAGGAGGGCCTCGAAAATCAGGCTCAGGTTTTGGCTGGCTTCTGGTGCGATGTGCGCGCCGATCCTGAGACGGCCGCTCTTGTTCATGCGGCTCGCGATGAGCTCAAGCGCCGAGGTGTCGCTGAGAACCTGGTCGCCCGCGCTCAGAAAATCGTCGATAAAAAATGTAAAGTTCCGGAGGGTTAGGCTATGGACCGCGTCACCTTTTCTGGCAACCTGGTCTTGGTGACGGCGATCGACGGCAAGACCTTTCATCTTGCCGAGCCCTTCGTCGTCTCCTGGCTTTGGCCGCGCGTGATCCCTGATCCGCTCCCCGCTATTGCGACCTATCGGCGATTGGCAATCCCGATCGGCTTTAAGACCGACCTGGCCTCGATCCCCCAGATATTTAGAAGCCTGATCCCTCAGCTCGGCAAGCATATGCGCGCCGCCGTGGCTCACGACTTCATCTATTCCGGCTCTGTCCGCGACTGGACGCGCGCCGAGGCGGATCGGCTGTTCCTCGACGCCATGGTGGCCTGCAAGGTTCCGGGGTGGAAGCGCTGGCTCATGTATCTCGGCGTAAGAGTTGGCGGCTGGATAGCCTGGCGCAATGCCCGAAAAGAAAAACCCCTTCAAGTCCCCTCTTGAAGCTCAAAAGCCCCCGACCAGGTCCGCTTAATGCGGGTCCGGTCGGGGGCTTTTTTTATGTGCTTAGCGGCCTGCCTGTTTTGCGGCAGCGGCAACCCATTTGCTAAAGTTTTTGTAGCCATCGTCTGCCGTCCAGTCATACACCTTGAATAGACTGCTAAAGACCGGGTGGTCGCCTTGGTTTAGGTATGCGGCTTCTGTACTCGAAAATCGGTCAGCTCTTTCGAAATCTTTCCACTCTCCCTCAATTTTGACCTTTGGAGCAAAGTTCGACCCCGTCCAACTGAAGCCTTGATATAGGAAGGGGTCGTTGCCGATCGTATCAGTCTGCTTTTGCAGGTTCTGAATGTTGTGGATCCTCACCCCAAACACGCCGTTCCCTCGCTCAACGCTTTTAAATACTTCATAGTCAACCCATGCTCTCTGGAATGTCTGATTGCCAATCAGGACGCAAGTTACAGAGGTATTTTTGAGCCCTCCGTTAATGGCTCTTTTGACGGCCATTATGCTTTCCTTTTTTGCCTTTTCCTCTAGTGAGCCATCGAAATACCCCTTCGTTTCATAGCCCTTTGTCATGCCGTGATTTTTGACGACGTTTACGCGGTGAATATCTCGCTCGTAGTGGAAGCTAAAATAAACAAAACGAGTTTTCGGGATCGTTAGCCCGGATCCTAAAAGGGTCATTCTTTTCCTCATGTAAAAATTGCCATAAGCACCAGGAGCAAGATCAAGGTTCCGTAGACGGGCCACACCGACCAGCTTGCCGCCGTGTCGATCCAGTTTCCATTTTTATGTTCTTTCCCTAGCTTCAGATTGAAGTCTGGCCGTTTCGTTTTCGGCTCTTTTCGGGCTTTGTCGTATAAGCGTCGATACCTTCTTTCGAGGTCGAGGTATTGGGCATCAATGTACCAAAAAACACAGGTGACAACGGCGGCCCCTATAAGCACACCGCCGTTCTCATTAAATCGACTGAGCGCAATAGCTCCGCCAACGACGGCGAGGCAAAACCTTTTTACCCATCCCGAATTGCCGGCTATTCGCTCGATTACGCGCAGGATCATTTCCAGGTGCTTGATCCTGGTTTCGGTGTAGTCCGCTCTTGTCGTTCTCATCGCCCTCACCTATAATGTTTCCGACGCCATTTCTCGGGCTTCTCGAATTTACCGCGCCATATTCCGCGCCTGGCTTTCTTGGCTTCTTTTTCTTCTCCGACGTATCGGTTTGAATATTTCCGGTATGCGATCGCCCAGCCCTCGAGCGTCTGCGCCTGGTTGAGATCCGTCTCCCCGGCAAAGCAAACCCCGACCGGCCGACCGTAGGTAATCGCGCCCGGTATCAGGTGGCAGGTCACCTCAGCGCCCTTGATCAGATCCGCAAGCGCCTGGCGCGATGCCTGGCCGCACTGCCAGACCTCCCCGTCCTTGTCCTTGCAGGTCTGTTCCTTCTCGACCGCGTCGATCCCCTGCATACGAACCTCTAGCCCGCCCTCGCAGCGGCCAGCGACCATTGTCCCGCCGACCATGATCCCGTCGCCGTCGACCGCGCAGCCAAAGCCAATCAGCCGAGCCGCGTCTCGCGCCTCCGCCGTGCAGGCGCTCACAATAAGAGCGAGTGTAATGATAAGAGCTTTCCCCAT